GATATCTGTTGTTTTAAATGTGGATTCTCTTCTTTGAATTTATCCAGATCTTTCCAGGACATAGTGTATTCTTTTACTTCTCCTGTTTCTGTATTTAAAAAATCGTATCTAGGCATTTGCTTTTTCCCAATGTTCTCCAACCCATTCTTCTTTCTTATATTTCTTTTCAAACTTCATTGGATTAAACCATTCGGGTTGTTTTCGTTTAGTCCATACCATTGGCATATATGCTAACTTGGTATGGTAAAAATTCTTGTAAGATTCTACAGCACAATCTGTCATACAATCTGGAAATGCTTTCATTGCTAATGCAAAGTCAGTCATTCGACCTCTTGGTATATTGTGTGGTAACTTTTCTAAAGGTTTTCGTAACCTTGTATCTGTACCATGAACTTTATTATATCTATATGTATATTCGTCGCAAAGACCAACAAAGTGTAAATAATGCCAACGATAATTGTGCATAGATTCCATTGTCCAAGTTGTGCATGGATGATACATGTGAACAGCTTTGTATAGAATATCTTCTCTTTCGTCATCGAATACCCATTTCTTTTGTATGGTTTTTCCTGACTTGGAAGGTCCACGAGTTACTCTTGCGTCGAGCATTCTGTGTGCTGTGGAAAGCATTTGACCAGATTCGACAATCATCTTAACTATGTGTTTGTCGCATTGCATTTGAGCTGCAATAACTGGATTTCTATCTAAGACAAATATATTCATAATCTATATTATACCACATCATTTGTGAAAAGTAAACCCCTAGCTGCAGACTAGGGGGTTACTGAATTTTAAGTTTGGTGTCCTCCTGTAAAAAATATGTTAAACTAAAACATGATATATCTTACTAGATCACCTCCTTAATCGTTGGTTATTGTTTAACTTCTCCCGCATCAGCTGCTGGGGAAGCCCCATCTAAACCCTCTCTCGAGGCGTTGATAAGAGTTGGGAATGCATCCGAAACCAATTTCTTGGTTATGCCTTTATATTTTCCGGCTAACTTCTTATCCTTCATCAGCAATACCAATTCAGCTTCATCTGGATGAAGTGATTCCAAGACATCAATAAACATCTTTTCTCTTTTGGCGGCTGTTAGGCGTTCTCCTATACCACCTTTATCAAAGTATCTAAATCTCCTTGACATGATATGTAGATTGCTGGGTTCGAACCCTTTTGGTGCATCATCTTTTCTATAAGGTGGTTCTCCTTCAGGCAAGATGAATTGAATTGATGGATCGAATGATCCTTTCAATATCGTTCTTAAGGGTTTTGAATTATTGTTTCGAAGATGCTCGATCTTCTCGACTCTTGTTTTAAGTTCTGCGGCTTCTTGCAAAACTTCTGATATTAATTTTTTAGCCATTGTAAAATTCCTCCACGACTTCAATCAAATTTTTACATCTATATTTTATTAAATAGGTTAGAACTTTCATTCTCATAGCAGGTACCTGCGTATTGTATTCTTGTACTATACTATTATATATGTCCGTAGGAATCTTAGAAAGATCAATTAAGGTTGAATTTCTTTGATAATTTCTAAGTACTTCCTGTGGCATATTCTCTTCATTCTCCATCCAGAAATCTATTACTGTTTGTCTGAGTGGAGATTGTTTAATCCCATCTGTAAAGCAATTATCTGGGGATAGAACGTTTGGTATACCATCTCCAGTATCTCCTCTACATACATGTTCGAATAAGTATTTTCGAGGATGTTTCTCTGTTATTAATTGTTTTCTAGCAGGAGAGAATTGCTTGACGTTATTAAATTTGTGTAATTGTATGAAATCTTTATCACTAGATATAATCATTACAGGTTCGTGCTGACCGAATTCCTGTGTTTCATACGTAAGTGTTCCTATGATATCATCTGCTTCCATACCTTCCATGTGTATAACTTTATATGGTAAGTTTTCTTTTATTTCTTCTCTAATCTGATTTAAGAATAAGAATATATTCTCCCAGTTTAGATCAGAAGCAGATCTGCTTTTCTTTCTATTGGCTTTGTATTCGGGAAAGTATTCCTTTCTCCAAGTATTGAATCCATCGCAACATATAACCATTTGGCCATATTCATCACGATATTTTTTGTTGTACATACGAATAGAGTTTAGAATCATGTGACGAATCAGTTCTTCATCATCTATTTTTTGTACAATTATGTTTGCAAGTGCAATTTGGCTATAATCTAATAAAATCATAAGGTATATTATACCATAGAATTAATCGTTTGTAAACCCCTCTTTTAGTACTTTAACTGAATTACCACCTATTCTAACTTGAATAATACCGTTATAGTATTCATCTGAGAGGAGAACATCATTATCAAATTGTAGTTTAGCTTCCATATATGCTAGATCACCTTTACCTTTACCTAAATAAACGATCTCTCTATAGAACATATCTTTACCACATTTATTTACATCTTCTGTTAGATTAGCACTGGATCCATAATAATCTCGCCAATCTGATTCTATGATTGTTCTTCTTTTTCTTTTTTTACCTTTAAGTGGGGGAAGAGTTTTCTTACTCCAAAAGAATTTCTTTCCGATGTATTTTTTATTTCGTGCACGATTTGTTATTATATAAACGAAACCATAATAGTCCTTTGGAGAAAAATCCTCCGGTGGTTCCCAAGTCACGCCTTTGTATATCCAGTCCATACATATATTTATGCGACTAAAGTACAGTCCTCATCGAAGTGTATTGTATCGAATTTACAAGTATTGTACTTTTGTTCCGGTTCATACACCGGATGATGTATAGTATTACACCCTAAAGTGCAATACAGTGCAATACTAATAGTCAGGATCTTCATCATATTCCTCTTCTTCTTTCACATTTATTTCATATCCACAATGTGGGCAAAATCTTGCCTCTTCCATAGTTTCATCATTATCAGTTATAACCTCACAATTAATAAAACACTCTGGACATTGTAATATACTAATCACGCATATACTCCTCGAACTCTGTGTAACCACCTATATTCTTTCCATCTATTTTTATTTGTGGAAATGTTCTGGCTCCTGGGAATTCTTCTAATACAAATTCTCTTTCAAAGTCAACACCCAGTTGATGATAGTTGTATGTATGTAATCCTTGTTCAGATTCTCTACATACTTTCTGCGCTAACCTTTTTGCCATATCACAATATGGACATTGGGTTTTTCCGTATATATCTATTTTCATTTAAATAATACTCCGTTTAATAACATAATTGCTGCCATAAATCCTAATGCACTTATTTGAACTATGGTTGCAATAATAATAATCTTAAATTGTTTTTCTCCCCACCATTTTAATTCTGTTTCATACCAATCTTCTACTTCTTCTGGTGTAGCATCACGAGGTTTAAAAACAAACCTTAATTGCTGCGGAATTCTGCTCATGATTATAAACTTAATTTAGATAACGCTTTTTGATCTACGTCTTGTTTAATCCCACCTACAACGTAAGATGTAATTTCGGTTTCTTGTGGAGCAACTTGGACGTTACCTCCACCAATCCATTTCTCTGTCCATGGTAATGGATTTAATTTAGATACTTGGAATGGACAAGGTAATTTAATTGCTCTCATTCTTCTAGCACCAATCCATTCAATATAATCACATAATAGTTTTTCATTTAAACCAATCATTGAACCATCTTTGAATAGAAATTCTGCCCATTCTTTTTCTTGTTCTATAACTTTCATGTAAAGATCTACTGCTTCTTGTTCGCACTCTTTACTAATCTTAGCGAAATCCGGATCATCTTTTATTAATGTTTTTAACATAATAGTAGTAGATGCCAAATGTAGATTCTCATCACGTGCGATTAGTTTAATAATCTTAGCATTACCTTCCATCTTTTTTAGTTCCGCGAACGCCCACGAGCACGCGAAAGAAACATAGAATCTTACTCCTTCTAAAGCATTTGCTGCCATTAAACACATCCATAAAGCTTTCTTATGTTCATATACATTTTCACGACCATTATTATTTAATTTAATTAATGCATCGTAATACTTTGCTATATCATTTCCTGTTTCTAAAATAGAATCGATATCAAGTAACCTATCGAATACAAAAGAAGGATCAGGATAGACATTGCGAATGATATGGGTATAAGACCTAGAATGAATAGTTTCAGAAAAGCTCCAAGTTTCGATCCACGTTTCAAGCTCAGGTAACGAACAGATAGGAAGGAAAGCAATGTTCGGGGCTCTGCCTTGAATAGAGTCCAGTAATATTTGCCTTTTGAGATTAGATGTGAATATATGTTGTTCATGATCGGTTAGCTCTCCAAAATCTTTTTTATCTTTTGAAACATCTACCTCTTCGGGTCTCCAAAAGAATCCTAATTGTTTGTCTATGATTTTGTCTATCTGAGGATATCTAACTTGGTCATATCTTGCTATATCTACTGCTTCATCTAGGAACATAGTTTTTTTTAAATGTGATTTTTTATTCTTTTTTAATATACTCATATTGTACAGCTATCGCAGTCCTCTTCGTCTTGAATTAATTGTTCCCATTCATTTTGTTCTTCGACTAATTCCTCTTCTTTATGTTCTCCAGAACCATCGTATGTATTAAAGTAGTATAATTGTTTTAATCCATACTTATATGCTGTAACTAAATCCTGAATCATAATAGACATGGGAACTTTCTGGTCTTCATAGTGTTCAGGGTTATAAGAGGTATTAACACTAATACCTTGATCTATATATTTTTGGAGTATAGCACAGATTTTAAGATAACCGTCAGGGGATTCTTGTTCCCATAATAGGTCATACTTATTTTTGAGGTGATGATATCCTGGCACCACTTGCGCCATTACACCATCTTTACTTTGTTTGTATGATACTAAAGCTCTTGGAGGTTCAATACCATTTGTGCTATTACTGATTTGTGCAGATGTTTCCGCAGGCATTAATGCCATTAGAGTTGAGTTCCTGATTCCATGTTTCTTAAGATCTTCTCTTAATTTTTTCCACGGTAATCGTTCTTTGTGCTCTACTAAATTATCTACTGCACTCTTATATGTATCAATAGGTAAGATTCCTGATCCATACTTCGTTTCATTTGATTTGAAGCAACTTCCTCTTTCCTCTGCGAGTTCCATCGAGGCTTTTATTAGATAGTATGACCAGGCCTCACTATACTTATCTATAATATCAAACGCCTCAGAGTCATATTTTAAACCTCTTTTTGCTAAAAAATATGCTAAATTTATTACACCAACACCAAGTGGTCTACGATTCTTAGTAGATGTTTCTGCCTCTTTAACAGGATACTCCTGATACGTTAAGAGGTTGTCTAACGCACGTACAGTGAGCGTACAGTACTTTTCAAAGTCTTTTGTATCATCAATAAGGCCCCAATTAATAGCAGATAAAGTACATAGTGATATTTCACCCTCTTCATCTTCTCCTAATGGTTTGGTTGGCAAATCGATTTCACAACATAAATTAGACATGTGGATAGGAGCTTCTTCTGGTATAAATGCGCCATGTTCATTTGCATGGTCAACATTCATTAGATATATTCTTCCTGTATCTTTTCTTTCATTTAAGAATTGTGAAAAGACTTCCATTGCTGGTAAACTTTTCTTACGAATACTATATGCTCTTTCGTACTTCTCATATAGTTCTTTAAATTTATCTTGGTCTGTAAAGAATGTTTCATATAGATCTGGTACATCTACTGGATCGAAGAATGTTATATTACCACCTTCAATCAATCTTTCATACATTAATCTATTAAACTGAAAGGCATAATCCATGTGCCTAACTCTTGTTTCTTCCGTTCCTTTATTGTTCTTTAATACAACTAAATCTTCAAACTCATAATGCCATACTGGAAGATACACGGTCGCCGCGCCTCCGCGTACACCACCTTGAGAACAAGATTTAACTGCTGCTTGAAAATATTTTAAGAAAGGGATTAGTCCAGTATGAACAACCGAACCATCTCCAATCTTTGCTCCTAACGCACGTATGGAGCCTGCACCGATACCTATTCCGGCTTTCTTACTTATATACTTGACAATAGAAGTGCTAGTAGAATTAATGGAATCCAAACTATCTCCGGATTCAATAAGTACACAAGATGAAAATTGTCTCGTAGGAGTTCGAACTCCCGCCATAATTGGCGTAGGTAACGAGATATAAAATTGACTAATCGCATCATAATAATTTTTTACCCATGCTATTCTGTTTTCTGTTTCATCGGCAAACAATGTAGCTGCCACCATCATGTATAACATTTGGGGTGTTTCATAACATTGTTTAGTCCGCCTATCTTGAACCAAATACTTACCTCTGAATTGTTCCATTCCTGCGTAAGTAAAAGTATCATCCCTATCATGTTTAATATAGGAATTCAACTGATCTAATTCTTCTTCAGAATATTTTTCTAGTATACTTGGATCGTATACTCCTAGTTCTATATTCTTTTTAACTAGATCTATTAATGGCCAAGGTTCATATTGACCATAAACTTCTTTTCTTAATTTGTAACTAATTAATCTTGCTGCTACAAATTGGTAATTCGGTGTGTGTTCTGATATTAGTTCGGACGAACTTTTAATTATTAACTCATGTATATCATAAGCAGGAATTTTATCATATAACTGTAGGTTAGCTCTAATCTCTATTTCAGATTGAGATACCCCTGTAATTCCCTCAGTTGCCCACTCAAGTACTTTGTGTACTTTCTCTAAATCAAATTGTTGTAAACTGCCATCTCTTTTAGTGACATTAATTTGCATGTGATTTGTTCCGCTAATCATAATAATTTAATTATATATTATACCACAGTTTACTTCAAATGTAAACTACTTTTTTTCTAATTTTTCTATTCTATCTATAAGCTCCTGGTAACCATCAAAACATTCAAGGGGACATGGTGGATGAGAATCCTTTTCTAGGTCTTCGATTCTCTTCGCCATTAGTGGATATTGCTTTTTGAATTTGGCGTCCTTCTTTGCAAGTTCTAAATCATATTTTTCAGCAAAGTGCTGCATGAATCTATCTACTTGTTTCTGGAACCATATACCAGCTGTTGTTCCCTGGAACCACTGATAGAAAGAGGAACCAATTACGGAACTAAGTATTGACTTCAGACTTAACATTAGAAGCCAATACATCTTATTGTGCCTTTATTAATTTTTGAATAGCTTTAACGTAGTTCGGAATACCGTGATCTACTATACCATCAAAGAATTTAAATCTCTTCCATGAGTTTAATACTCCTAAGAATAAATCCTTCCAAGTTGGTTTAGGTTGTTGGTCACCATTGGCGTTAAAGTAAATCATTTCGCCATGATGTCTAAATCCTAACCATGCTGGTGGTATACGACAAACTATATCATTGTTATTCATAAACCTTAGATGTGGACATTTAATATGTCTTATGAATCTAGGTCCGCCTACTCTTGGAGAACCAAAAGTAAATAATTCGTATGGTGTATATCTTGTAGCTGCGATAGTTGCCATTGCTGCTCCTAAAGAATGTCCAGTCATATAAACGTCCTTTCTAACTTTCAATTGATCGTTATGTTCAATCTCTGCTAGAACGTCCATCCATAAATCATTAACTTCTTTTTGGAATCCACTATGTACTTTACCACCTGCTTTTGCAGCACCTTTAATAAGATTTAAATCTGCCATTACATCATTAATCTTACTTGGTTCTGTACCTCTAAAAGCAAACCAAAGATCGTTTCTATCTTTAGCTACTAATACCTCTGCTCCATCTCTGGAGATTAACTTTGCCCATGGAAATCCCATTTTCTTTGCTGCGTTAACTGCGGCTTTTTCACTTTTATATGCGTGTGCAGATAGTTTGGCAGCAATGAGTGCTCTTTCCAATTGGGTCTTTTCTTCTTTATGCCTTGTTGTTGCCATTAGTCTTTAACCTCAATTTTCGCCCCAACACCTTTATCGCCATTGGGTAATGTTACATTGCGATAGTAGATAACTACTTCACCTAATTGATTGATATACCTTTTTAGTTCCTGCATATCTTCTGCCATAACTTTATAGTCTCCTATTGTTGTGGCAACGAATACAATTTCTCCGTTGTTTACTTCTTTCATATCATCTAGAAATCTATCTAGATATGTATAACCATCTGGCCAATCTGGATTTTCAGTATCCTCTTTAGCACAGGTTTTAGGTCTTTTTAATTCTTCTTCACCCTTGTCATTAAACTTTTTTGGTTCAAATGAAATAGACTTTTTACACGGATTAGTTATACGTGCTTCTGAAACCACATACCATTTTGGTGCAGTTAATTCCACCGGTCTTGGTAATTGTGGTTGCATAATATCTATTTGTACAGGTTTAGATTGTACTTCTATTTTTTTAGTTCCAAATGTAGAACATCCGCTAATCGCTATCAGGAGAATCAATATTGAAAAGTTTTTCAGTGTCATCCTCTAATCCCTCCATTACAAGTTCACTAGCGTTATTAAATCTATTTTCTATAAGACCTGGTTTCTTGATTGCTAGCATATCAAGATTGTGTCTTGCGAAGATTGCTAAGTATTCTGCTTTCTCTGCTTCTATCTCAGCATTCTTTCTGGACATATTCATCAAGGCCTTACCCTGCTTTTCGTAATTCTCTTTCATAACTGCAATAGTTTGTTGTTGTTCTTCTACTGCTGCTTCCAGTTTCACGTTATTATTTTTTAAGGTTTCATTTTCTTGTAATAGCCACCAGCCTCCTAGTCCTAATACCAAAATAATTCCTATCAATAATTGTTGCATTACATTTCCTCCAACATATAATCCATAGGTGTAGCGGTCTTTAATTCGACCTTTTTACCATTCATTGTTTTAAACTTCATGTGCTTTGCAGAAATTTTATAGAATCTTCTAACTTCAAATTTCTTTTCTAATACATCAATAACATCTCCATCGGAGTTATATTGATTATGTGATACGTATAAGTATTGGTGTTTTTCGAACCATGATACGATCCAATTATAAATTTTTCTAAGTCTTTCCATTCATCAATCTACGCTGCATCTTAATAAGAATTTCCTGTTCTTTTTTCTTTTTCTTTTTATTAACATGAACACCTGGTTCACCTTTTGGACCAACTCCAATACCATCTATACCACCAGCACCTACACTATTGGCTGCAGCGTCTTCCCACATTTGTTTAAAAGTTTTTAAGTCCATATATTATATATACATTTCCCTGAATGTAGATACATGTTTTACACTTTCTCCAAGAGTAAATTTCTTAGATGGATCAACCACAAGGTTTTCATCTGCCATATATCCTTTGTTAATTAGTACATCGTAAATAGCATCTTCTCTATTATCTAAATTAAATAATACTGGTTTTGGTTTACGGTTTCCAATAGACATATTTAATTTAACAAATAGTCTTTCTTCACCATTATCTCCACCACCAAAATAAATCATCTTACGATCTTCTATCTTTTTATTAAAAGTCTTTCCGTTTATTTTAAATGATACTGAACCATTCTTTTCTTTTATATCTGTAGCATGTATACTAATACCACCAGCAGAATTACCAGTATCTAGTTTAGCTTTAAATTTCATTCCCTCAACTTTACACCATTCTATAACTCCAACTGATGTTTTAGGGAATGCCCAATTGTCTTTGTTCTGTATATAGTCTAAAAGGTTATCAACCATTTTAGAACCATTTACTTTAGTCTTTTTATCTCCATAGTAATTCATATAACTTATCTCATTACTATCTCCTGTACCTGGAGAACCGTTGACTTCTAATACGTATACCTTTCCATCATTCACAATTGTATCAACACCACACCAATAACATCCACTTGTTTCTGCTGCTTTTAATACGATTTTCTTTTCTTCTTCACTTAAATCGTATGGTTCATATTGATTACCTAATGATTTGTTTGTTCTAAAATCACCTTTAATACTTTGCATACGCTTCATAGCAGCAAATATTTGTCCATCTAATACTAATGTACGTACATCGTATTCTATATCCATAAACTCTTGTAAGATAATTTCTGCGTTATGTTTCCATAAACCTTGTAAGACTGAAGTAAGCGATTCTTTGCTTTCAATCTTCATAACACCGATACCTTCTGCACCGGTTATGGTTTTGGCTATGACTGGAAGTTTACCACCAATCTCTTTCATTGCAATATCAATAGATTGTTCGTTTGTAACTAACGCTGTTCTTGGTGTATTAATATTTGCTTTTTTAAGTGCAATAGATGATGTAAATTTATTTGCACATAGTTCCATTGGTACGTATCTGTTAATCATAAACATACCAGCTTCTTCTAATGATTTAGTTAATCCTCTTCCGGCTATATCTGTAAGCGCGCCTCCGCGCACGATGCACGCGGTCTCGGAAGGTTTAATATTAATCTTATTACCTTCACCATCAAAGTTGTGTATAGTAATCTTATCACCAAATAGATCATTATCAATTACAAATGCTTCACCAAGACTAACCTTATAAAAAGAAATACCACGCTTTTGAGCTTGTTTTTCTAGCTTATAAACAGTATCATTTTTATCATCACCCTCGGATTTTGTTAGACATATTACTGTTATCATCTGACTATGTCTCCATTTGTAATGTAGATATCTTGACCTGTTTGATGTTTTACTTTATAGATTGACATACCTAAGAAAGTATCATGTGGTTCTATTTGTTCTGTAACTTTAATTCTAGAGTTAGCTTTTGCAATTAGTTCTCCGGTTAAAGGAGAAGCTATATCTTGTACTAGAATATATGAACCTGGATTTAGTTTACCATCAATAGATTGAAACCAATTACTCTCTTGTAATGGTAAGTTATCCCAATCAAATTCTGTTTCTACTTTATCCATTATCTTACGAATTTGTTTCTCACTCATGTGAGTATGTTCTTTAATAAGATAAAGTGCTGCACCATATCGAGCAACAAGGGATTTACCAAGTGGGATTTTTTGTAATAGTCTTCTAAGATTAAAAACTAATTTATGGAATACGGTATAAGCAGCTTTCTTTTTAGGAGTATCAATTGGGGTTTTTCTTCGAACATTTACCGCATCTTTATATTCGGTTCTCATACCATCTTTGTCT